GATCTTACCATTTAATAATATTGAATGCTATCAAAATGATGAATATGTTACACTATTTAATATAACAAATAATGAAACATTTTATAAATTAAAATTTAATATTGAGCGTTCAGCTTATATATTTTCTACAAAATACAATGAATTAGTCGCAAAATTCAATAATTATAAAAAGTTACCAAGTATTAAAAACAGATACATTAAACTTGAATAATTATAAAGTTGTTATAGTTGTTGATACAGAAGGCCACGAATCTTCATCTTCTCCTTTTTCAATAAGATTTTTACACCTTGAATCATTTATCTCTCTTCTTCCATCTTTTCTTAGTGGTCCATAAGTATCTATAATTGAAAAAACACCTGTTAGATATAGAATAGGGGACATAATCCAAACTAAATAAGGCACACATGTATATCCAGTTCCATTGATAGTAAATACGACTGGGTTATGTCTATTGTCAGTCTGGTAATACCAATAATTATTATCGAATATTAATTCAACTAAAAATTCTTGCAGGAGTCCATATACTACAAGCATACCTAATTGTGCTAAACCGCAATATCTATTATCATTCCAAATATGAATAAAATACATACCGAACAGAAAAATCAGGCTGTCCCAAAATGCGTGTAATATGTGAACTCCAAAGCCAAGTGGATTGTCAAATGAAGCTATAAGAAAGCTATCACCAGCTAATCCAAATGGAATTTCCCATAAGCAACCTATTCCTATTCCGAAAAGATATGTAAGCCATAGACTATATGATATTCTTCGTGAATATCTTAAAAATACAAATAACAGTGTAGATAAGCAAGGACCAAGTACATCTATAGTAACTAAAGTTTTTTGATATGATGTTAGTGACATTAAATAACTAATTATAGTAACTAATCTTTAATTAATTAATATAAAGCTAAAGGAAATTTATTTTTATATTATAAATGACTGGAGCTAAATTACAACTTTATTCACAAGGTAAAGAGAACTCGTATCTGACAAAAAATCCCCAGATAAGTTTTTTCAAAAAGGTTTACCATAAATATTCTAATTTTGCTATACAAACTATTGATCTTCAGTTTGAATTTATAGGTAATTTATCATACGATTCTACTACTAAAATCAAACTTAAACTTGATAAAAATGGTGATTTGATTAATACACTTTTTCTAGAAGTAAATTTACCTGCTATATTTTCTGATAAAGATACGAATAAAATCCACTTACATTGGGCAAACAATATAGGTAATATTATAATAAAAAATGCTAGAATTCTTATTGGTGGTATAGTAGTAGAGGATTATGATAGCGAATATATGTTTATCTATAATAATATTTCAAATTCATCCGATAAATTATCAAAACTTAATGAATTGGTTTGTAAAGATAAATTGTCTTATAAAAAAGAAAATTACAACACATTTACCCATACTGAACAATCCAATTATATCAATTCTGCCAATAATTCTATACCTAGTACGAATAGTCAAAATATTAATATACCTATACCATTCTGGTTTCATAGAAATATTGGAGCTTCCTTACCTATTTCAAGTTTACTTTATCATGATGCTATAATAGAATTAGAACTTAGACCACTAAAAGAATTACTAAATTATCATGACAGATACACAATATCAACTACCTCTCCTAATTTAACATTTGATAGAACTGATGTTAAAGGAGTAAGTATTCCTAATAAAGATGAGAATATTGTAAATCATTCAGACGTTTTATCTTTTTTTGAAAATAACAGATGGAATATTAATCCAATTCTTAATGTAGATTATATTTTTTTAGAGGGACAACTTAAAAAAGACTTTCAAGAATCTACACTACAGTATGTAGTAGAGCCAATAACTAAGTTAGAAATAAACAATAAATTAGGTATGTTAGACATAAGAGATGACCCTACTAACGCAATGCCCCATCATCCATGTAAAGAAATACTTATTGTTCCAAGAAGAAATGATGTTAAAAATACAAACAACTGGTTAAATTTCACTAATTATGACAATGATTATGATAAATTTATCTCAGAAATAGAACAAACCTATTTTTATCAGTTATCAAAGGAAATTAGTAATAATGATAATAGTATTGAAACAGCAATACATTATTTAGCAAAATTTACAGATGAGACAATAAATCATACAATAGATGGAACTGGATATAATATCAGTGATGAATCTAAATTATCTAATAAAAATATACAAGACCTTATAGATAACTGGAACTATCGAAAATATCCAGATATCCCATCAATTAATATGGATAATTTTAAATTTTTTAGTGAAAATATAATAGAAAATATTAGTTTTGATTTCGATGAAACGAATCGTGTAAATAGAAAGGACCATCAATATTTTAGTAAAATTCAATCTTTTATGCACCACAGTAATATGTTAAAAGGTATAAATCTATATAGTTTTGCTATACATCCAGATAAATATGATCCCAGTGGAAGCAGTAATTTGGGTGAAATAAAAAATATTAGATTTGAGATTAAACTTAAAGATATAGATCAAAATTTAGCAATAACTGAAAAATACAAATACGATATATTACTCTATATGAAGTATTACAATGTTCTTGAAATTAAATCAGGAATGGCAGAATTATTATTCAAAATATAAATATTCTTTATTATAACAATCATATACTAAAGATTATTACATAGCTATATTATAAATGACGGGTGCTTTATTACAACTCGCTGCTATGGGAAATCAAGATATTTTTTTCACTGGAAATCCTGAAAAATCTTATTTTAAGGTAGTTTATAAGCGTCATTCCAATTTTGCCATGCAGAATATTAAAGTAGAATTTGAAGGCGCGAAATCATTAAATTATGATTTACCTACAACATTATTTGCTAAAATACCTTCATATGGTGACCTTTTATCAGGAATTAACTTGGAATTTGATATCCCTAATGTCACTAAAGATTATCCATTTAGATGGGTAAAAAACTTAGGTTCAGCAATAATAAACAGTATCAAAATATTTATAGGCACACAATTAATAGAAACTATTGAGGGTGAATATATTGAAATATACAATAATACTAATCTTACTCGAGAACAATTAAAAGTTTACAATAAACTTATAGGTAATGTAGATAGTTTATATAGAGGATATAGAAATATTGAAGATAGATATGCTCAATATACCCAAACTGACAATATACCTAATACTGATAGTGAAAGAATTATTGTGCCTATACCCTTTTGGTTTAGTAAATATACCGGTCAAGAAGTTCCTCTAATCTCATTGAGTAAAATACCAGTAAAATTAGAAATAGAGTTAAAACCAATTAAACAATTATATCATATAGGAGTTACAGATACACTTACAGTATTAAATTCAAAAAATTTAAACGGTGACGCAATAAATTTCCAGGTAAATGATGATATTATTACAAGAACAAAATTTATACGTCCTGAAGCTATAAGTCATAAAATTGATTCGTGGTTATTAAAACCAGCACTTGGTGTAAATTATGTTTATCTTAGCGATGAAGAATCTAAGCTACTTAAAAACTTTGAGCATAGATATTTAATTGAAAGAGTTTCTAAATCTGAGTTTTTAGGAAATATTAATGAGTCTACATTATCAGTTGAATTATTTAATCCTACCAAAGAAGTATATGTAGTTCCTAAAAGAGATGATTTAATAGCAATAAATCAGCATTCAAATTATACTAATTTAGATTCATTAGATGATGTGAATATATTAAGTTATCAAAATTACCTATATAAATTATGTTTTGATTATTATAACAAAATTATCCGAAAACATAGGGAATTATCAAGATTTTATAGCCAAATGCTTAATAGCACATTGCCTTTAGTTGATAGTGTTAATGGACAAACTAAAAATTATTATAATATTGAAGCACTTCCCACAAATATATCACCATTATATTTTTATGGATTATTTAGAACAAATTCTTCTAAAACAGTAGACCCAGTTATTTCAACTAACGACAATGAATTTATATTCAAAATAAATGGGACTAATAATACTTATCCTATTATCAATAAGACCCCCGAAGAATATATTATAACAAGTGATACTGAATCTAATATAAAACTAATTAGTGATATAAATAAAAATAGAATTAGTGCTAACGAAGCTCCTAATAATGAAGATCTTACAAGATTAGTAAATTTATGGCAATTTAGAGATATCAAAGATATTCCAGCAATTGATAATGATAATTATAAATATTTTAATGAAAATATCGTGAAAACATTAGAACTTAAACTAAATGGAGATGTAAGATTAGGAGCACGTGAATATAGTTATTACAATAAAATTCAACCTTATAATCATCATACTGGAAAACTTCCTAAAGGAGTTATGGTTTATAGTTTTTCGATTAATCCGGAAGATTTTCAACCATCCGGTGCATGTAACTTTTCTAATTTTGAGTCAATAGAACTCTTATTTAAGTTAAATTCTCCATTTGATAACGAAAGTTTAGACAAAAAAAATATTAAATATGACATCACGTTGTATACCACAGCATATAATATTTTAAAAATTGAGAATGGTGAATGTCAACTATTATTTAAAACTTAATCTGTATTTTCTACAAGATCTTGAAAATTATTTAGCTGTTCGTCATTAAAATAATGACACCAATCATCACTTAGAGCAAGTTTGCCATACTTTTCAGGATGAGTTCTAATAATATTATAAATATGTTGAACCCATTGATAATCTTCATCAGATGTTTGAGACGATGTATTATTAGTTAACGCACGTCTTACAGAAATAGTTAGTTCATATGTTGATTGTTGATTACCATTTCTCCATAAACCATTAAAATATTTATAATACAAACTGGGCATATACTTTTTCTTTTCTACAGAAAATGAAGTAATAACTGGATCAAATTTATCTGGCATTTTTTTTAATATTAAAATATGTTATAAATTGTCTCAAATTTATTTTTAATTTCATTACCATAACCAATCTAAAAATATTTATAGGTATATTAATATTTTACCTATAAATATTATAAAACAACTATTCATAATACATTGCCTTTAAAATTTGAAAATATTTATTGAAGTTTCATATTAAAAAAATGAATAATACTGCAAACCATCAACTTTTTGAGAAAATGATTAATTTGTCTATTATTGTAGGAGATTGGTCTCAATGTGTAAATAATATTCAGACACGAAACATTTCTATTTATGATCAAAATAATAACAATTATAGTTT